AAACCTCTATTTCGTTTGTGCTTAAAATACTACCCGGAACAACAACTTCATCTAAACCTTCTTCTTGTCTTTTAATATTATCTTCATAGGCTTTTTGAGCATCAAAGATTACTGATTTAGGGATTTTAGAACTTCCTTTTTTAGGAGTACCGTTAACATACATCATTTTAGGAGCCATAATCTTACCGCCATCCATTTTAGATTGCTTACTTCCACCTGCTACCCAGCCAAAATACTTACGTTGTTGTTCTGTAATAGGTTTACCATTAGCCATACCTTCATGTAGCATAATCTTAGCTTTAGATTTAGTTAACCCTCCGTCTTTATATTCTCTCATGTTTGTTCTATCCGTCATAGTTCCTGTTGTTCCACCTTCAGCCCAAGTTTCTCTTGCGTAAGCTCTGAAGAAAGGATTGTTATCTAAGTTCTCTTTGTGTCTTGCATAGAAAGCTTTTTTTCTTTCAGGGTCGCTAGGATGTTGTCCTAAGTTAGAATCTCCAAAGTATTTTACAGTTCCATCGGGTCCTGTTACTTTATGAGTTTTACCTTCTCTATCGCTTGACGCTTGAACTACATATCCACCTGATTTATAACTATCTTGAATTTGCTCTGTTCTTTTTTGAGAAGCAACACCTTCAGGTATAATACCTCCATTGTAATATTCAGCTTTAATCTTTTTTTCTTGTTTTAACATTTCCGCAGTTGGTTTTTTACCACTACCCGCAGCGTCTCTAATATTATCCCATAATCCTCTTTTAGAATAAGAGCCGTCTGCGCGTTTAATCATACCGCCCATAGCCTTATCATTTTCAGATTCATTATTTTCTTCTGCATTAGGAGCTAATTCTTCTAATATTTCTTCTCCTAAGTAGTTGACAATCTTTTTTCTTTCTTTAGGAGTAAACAAATGTTCTCCGTTACTTACCGCAACATCAGATTCCATTTCTCCGCCTTTTTTGAATTTAGATACCTTATTCTTATCTCCAAATAAAGCAGCTCTTATTCCTTTTGCTTTTTCGTTATTCTCAGCAGGAACTATAAAGCTACCAGGCTCAATGCCTTCTTTGTTAGCCTTAGTAAATATAGCATCGTCTTTTGGACCACCTTTACCTACTATTGTTCCTCCTTTAGCGTATCTCATTTTAGCAGCGCCTATAATACCACCTTCTCTAGCGTTAATCAATTCATCTTTTTCGTTATAAATAGCCTCTCCTGCTGTTAATGGAGTAGCTAAATTACCTTCTAATATGCCCGCATCTCTATTTTCTATTGCTCTTTGTTGATTTCTTTTAGCATTCGCTTGAGACAACTCGTTTGCCATTTTAGTTTTGCTTGTTTTTATAGACTCTACATCTTTTTTACCTCTTACAGCTCCATAAATTCCGCCACCTAAAGCGCCAGCGCCTGCGCCAACTAAAATACTCATTCCTCCTGTTGCGGCAACAAGAGCAGGATTCGCTCCTAGTTGAGTTCCTAAAGCAGCACCTTTTATCGCAGAAGAACCCATAGCAGCTTCTTGACTTTTATATCTCCCTCTAGCATCTTTATTCTTATTATCTATTGCAGATGTGGCTATACCTGCTCCAATACCAACTCCTTTAGCTAATAAATCTGCTCCTCCAGCTCCCATTCCACCTCCGCCTGCCATTGACGCAGCAGCTCCTTCTATTCCGCCTCCACTTGCACCCGCTACAGACGCAGCGTCTCCTCCTTTACTAGCTAAAGAAATTACTCCTTTAGCAGCATCCGCAGATGTGTTCTGTGTATCGTTAGCCGTAGAAGATTGACCTTCTTTTTTAGGTATTAAAGAACTTGCGGTAGTAGACACTCCTGGCAAAACTTTTAATAAGTCTCCACCCGCTTGTTCCCATCCGTATTCTTGTTTTTGTATAACTTTACCATATTTATCTATAGGTTGACCTTGATAATTATAACCCACCACTTCTCCGCCATCTTCGTACTTCTTAATTTTAGGAGCCATAATCTTACCGCCCTTAGCTTTGTTTTGGTTTGGTACTATTGTGCTAGTTGTATTAGGGACATCGTACATTTTAAGACCTTGCATTTCTCCTTCTCTTAAAGGTGTTACATTTTCTTCATTGAATTGAACTCCTTGATTAGGAGTGAAGATAGGTTTACCTTCTGAATCATACTTTTGTTCAATATATCCTGTAGGAGCTCCTTTTAAAGCATTTGGAGTATTTGCAATACTTCTTTGATTAAACTCTCCAAAACCCCCAGCAGATATTCTTCTAGCTTTAGTTCCGGGAGCCATTAAACTTCCTTTATAATCAGGATTTGCCTTAGTTACACCATCATCCGTTGGCTTAGATATTCCTGCAAGAGACCACTCATTTCTTACATCTTCAATGGTTCTACCTGTAAGGGTTGGAGTAAATTTTCCATCTTTAAAACTATTTAATGGATTAGCTAAATCATAAGCTATTTCATTTCCCTCTTTGTCAATATTTACAGTTCTTGAAGTATTTGTATATCTACCTTCCGCATCAGGAAGTGTAAATGTTGTTATTCCATAATCAGCTCCCCATTGAGCAGCAGGGTCTATTTTTTCATAAGTGCTAATGCTTCCATACAAACCTGTTTGTTTAGGTGTAGGTTTAGATGTAGTCGGAGGTGTAGGTGTTGGTTCAGTTGGCGTAGGAGGCGTAGGAATATTAGGTTCTTCCTCATCCTTAACAACTCTAACTACTTCATCTTCATCTGTTTTTGCAGGTGGAGTTTTTCTTTTCTCTACATCTTTTTTAGGCTTATCTTTTGGAGGGGGACCTACATATTTAGTTTTAACCTTATCAATATCAATAGGTTTTTTTTCTATTCTTCTACCTGTAGAATCAGGCTCTGAGCCTTTTGCTCTCTTTACATAAATTTCTTCGCCATCAGAAGTGATTTTTTCCCATTCAGGTCCCGTTGGAGCTTCTTTAACAATTTTCGCTCTTTTTCTTAAGGTGTCTGTTTCGGAAACAGTTCTAGGATTTTTATCTTTAGTACTTGTATCAGAAGCTTTCTTAGGGTTTTTATCTTTATCGTCTAGCATAACTACATTTTTTTAGTATAACAAATGTAGTAAAAAAACAAATAACTATAAATGTTTAAAGAAGTCTAAGAAATATGTTTTATCGGAAATATTAAACTTTTTAACACCTCTAAGTGTAATGTATTGCACTTTTTTAGATGAGATATTGTTAATGTTATCTATAGCTTTGTATTCAGTATAGTTATCTTCTTCATCAAATCTAACTTGTTGGAAAATATCAGTAGTTCCATCCGCGTATCCTAAAACAATATTTAATCCTTTAGGGTTGATGTTTTTTGGAAAGTAGATATAAATAAAGAAGTTAATAAATCCGTTGTCTAAACTATCTGATTTTGCGTTTACAAATATTTTCTCATCAGATAATAATGGAGAGTCAAATACTAAAGCATCTTCATTATACCTAGCTACAACATCTCTTTTTAATGTTTCGTTGTAGTAAGTCGTTCTTTTAATTTGAGAAGATAATGAGCTAACGATTAAAGTTGCTAATAAGATTGTTGATGTAATTGCTTTCATAATTTCTAAGTTTTAAAGGGTTTATACTTGTTAAACGAAAGAAATTACGAAAGGTTACAAATTTGTCATATTTTTTTAAAATATTTTTAATCTCTAGATATAAACCAAGTTTTTAAGAATTGGAATATCTTATTTTTATTCTTAGCTATAGTAGGATTAGTTAAGTAATTCTTTAATACAAACTTAATCTTAACATAGTGGTCTGTCAATCTACCGCCGTTTCTTGGCAATGGAGCTGAACTATAATAACTCTTATCTATATATCTATAAGTCTTACTATTACTAGGTATATTGGTATCTTGAGCAGTTTGATTATCCGTAGAGAAATAAACAGAAGTATAATTAGTATCGTTAGACTTTTGTTGTATTCTTAATACGGAGAATGCTTGGTCTGCTTTTGGATTAACAATAACTTCTACTTCGTGGTCATAAACCTTACCATAAAACTTACAGTAATCAGTATTGAATGTTTGTAAATATATCTCGTTCTCTGCGTTTATCTTAACCCAATAAATACTTCCTGGGTAAGCAGGCTCTAAAACATCATCAAAAAGATAAGATTCTATAGTAACTTGTTTAATACAAACGTATTCTCCCCAAAACTCATTTAAGAAATCATCATTATCAACCTTAACAACATCCCCTATATTAAAAGTAGTTGTAGGCATACCTGCGCCATAATAAACATAGTTCTTAGAGTTATTAGCACTTAATACTAAGTCATTATGATTGTGCCATATTCCCGGAGTAAAATCATAAAACCCTATAATAGCATCTAGTAAATGAGAATAACCAATAGTAAAGTCTTTTGCAGTTATACTAACAATTTCTTCTTCTAAATCAATTAATTCATCATCAGCGTATTTAAAAGTCAAATAAGACATTTTATACCTTGGGTCATAAACTCCAACTATACCATATCCTAATAAAGGAACTTCGGGCATAGAGTAATTATTTGTATTGTAGATATTAGAAGGTGTTAAATTAGTATCGTCTCCTTCGTTAAATTGATTATTAAAGTAGGCCTGTAATCCACTCGCTAATGATATTTCTTGAACATTACTCGTCGAGCTCATTATACATAAAGCTCTATTTCTCATATCAAACCAAATGTATCCGTATTCTGTAGATGTTAATCCATGTTGGTGTTGATTGCCATAATAAGAATTGATAGGGTCAAATCGGTCTATTACTCCACCTGTACCTATAGTAGTCGCTGCGCCACTCGTAGCAGCTAATAATTGTCTTTCTAAGATAGGTACAGAACTAACTCCATGATTTTGCCATACAAGCACTCTACCATCCTTAGAACGAATGTTATTGATTTCTCCTAATTGACCATCTAAATCTTTATAATCATTAAGCAGAAACTTTCTAAATGAATCTACAGATTCGCCAGGGTATTTAATTCCTGCAAATCTAGTTCTATATTCAAACTTTCCGCTAAATTGATAATTAAAAGGTAAAGCGGGGTATTTTATAACGGTTCCGTCTGTACTATAAGATTTATTGTAACTATATTGTTCTAATATTGTTCCGGCGGGACTATCATAAGCTATCTGTACGTTTGGATACATATCTTTATTAGACGCCTTCATTCCCCTTCTTAGATTGTAATTAACACTACACTCCATTGGAAAAAACATCGCGTAGGACATAGCATTAAAATTTACATGATAATAAGTATCCCATAAGCCCCATCCAATATCAATAAGATTAGTAAAACAATCTCCTCCAAAAATTTCTATATCATTAAAAGTATATTTGTTTTGACCCGCATAAGAACCGCTAGTAAAAATTCCGTTTAAAGTATCCGCTTTAACAGCGTCATTAATAGGTTGAAAATGACCCGTAGACATGTATAAAGTTTCCGCTATTGACGACAACCCTTGACCTCCATATTGAGATGCTTTATCTTTACTTGATAAATAATTAACTATAATTTTTGAAAAATTAGCGTTTTCTGCCCAATCATTATAAGATGCAGCCGGGCCATTATGTGTAAAAAAACTTGGTAAAATAACTAATTTTTTGCAGCCAACTGTTAAAAAATTATTATTAGTAAAATCGGGCGATGAAGAACAGTCGTAATCGGGACCAAACAACATATAATTATAATCTATATCAGAACCTCTATTGAAAAACCTTTGATTAGTTCCTATTATATTAGGCTCTCCATCATATTCATTAAATCCTCTACTTCCATTTCCATTCATGCTTTGTAAAGTCATTAATCTAGGAGAATCGGAATCTGGCGGCACTAAATCAAACAATTTAGTTGTTAAAACATTATAACCTCCATTATAAGCCTTAAGCATACTTCCGTCTAACCAAAAAGCTTCTTCTACTTTTTGACCAATATATCCTATTCCTGATTGAATATTATTTTGAAGGTATCCAACTAGCCAGTCAGGACAAACGCAACAGCATAAATCCCCTTTAGTATTCATAAAAGTTTGATAATAACTGTAACCTGTTCGCGTTATTCCTAAAGGCATTATTATATTTTCTTCAGCAGGAGGAGTAGGGTCTATAACAGTTTGCATTAATAAACCTTGAGCTAAAATACGCTTATCTCTTTCTGCTCTAACTATACTAAATCCACTAACCTCATTCATTATAGATTCGGGTATATTTAAGCCTGATAACTTAATCGCTGATGGGTTCAATACATAATTATCTCCTGTAAAAAGCATTAAGCCAAACTTCTCATAAGCCCTTATAAAATCAAAATCATCAATATATTTTACATAATAAGGATTTCCTTTTTTATCAAAAAACAATATTCCAAATCTGTATCTTTCATCACTCCAATATCCTCTATTATGAGATGCTACCGCAGGGTTTTTGTAGTCCCAAAATGCACTTTCTTGTTTAGTAAACTCTATTGCATTCTCAACTCTTTCTCCTGTTGCTATAGAAGTATATCTATTTCTTGTAGTACAAGGTCTTGCAGCTCCGCTTCCTGTAAATGCTATAATTTTCCTATTAACTCCTGTAGTCTTACCCGTTATGACTTGACCCGTTGTGTAAAAGTTACCACTACCGCTAGGGTATTCAACTGTATCTGTAGTGTTGTTTCCTAACGTAACAAGCCATCTAGTGTAAGGTAAAACAGTTCCCGGTCCAGGATTAGCTCCAACTATAGGACTAACATCATCATAAACATTTCCATTTGAACAAACGTCTGTTTTTCCATGAGAAACTAAAGGGTATTCTATTTGAGTTAAAGTAACTCCTGTTAAATCTAAATCAAATTCTTCTCTCTCTGTTATGTTTCCTATTAGGCTGTAATTCTTATCCGTTGCTAAAGTTTTTACTTTTAAGATACTTTCCGGCAATAATGTTAAATCGTTTATAGCTACTTCTCCAAAGTTAGAAGACCCATTATCAGTTACATCTATTACAGAAGAAGTTATAGGGGTTTGAGCAACAATTCTTATAATATAAGGAACATCATTTATTTGATTATATTCCGCGCAACACAATTCTATTATATCAAAATCTGTATCTACATCAAAAACTGTAAGGGTTACAGAATAAGGACTTGCGGCTAAAGTTGTATCGCTACCATTACCAACAAAGTCTCTATAATCATTTCCTGTTAAAGCAGTCGTTATATTATCCATTCCCACATGAATAGGAGAACTAGGATAACTCCAAGTAGTATAAACCTTGCCATCATTTGAATAAAGTCTATAAAAATATATACTAGAACCGCAGTTTTTTGTGCCAGCTCCATATTCTTTAAACCTCATATCTCCCATACTTCTAGTTGGAGTCCAATCTAATAAAGATATAGGATAGTATTCTATTACACTTGCACTAGCTGTAACTAAAGAATATGTATTATTTATTCCATCTGAAGTAAATATATTTCCAACTATAGTTCCACTTCCATCCGTTGGCCCATATAATGTTCCGGCATAATCTATAACCCCACTTAAAACCATATATTGTTTAGGGATTACCGAAGTTATATCTATATCTCCAAGACCTATGTAAGTTGTAAATATAGGGTTAGCTATATCGAATACTCTAGGTTCATTATTGTTATCTGTAAAGTAAACTCTTTCCGTTGTATCATTCTCTCTAAAAGAAAATCCTTCTATTTTATGATACTTAGAAAAGTTTAAATCGGTATGGTGGTAATAAGGAGTATATGTAGAAACAAAATCATCTTGTATCTTTTTAAACGTCATTACACCTATCTCTCCATATCCGCCCGTTCCTGTATCGTTAGTGCTAAACACAACTAACTTATCTATAAAGGAAACAAATCCCATAGGCATAGGAGCAACATCAAATAATGTTTCATCTTCGGCATACCTATGAGTTAAAGTTTTAATAACCTTGTTTCCTTTAGATATTTCTATTGTGAAGTGATGCCCATCCATAGAGATAAGCATTCCGTTTTTCATATTCCTATAAGTGCCATCGGGCTGTAAAATAAAATCTACATCTTGACTTATACCCTTATTGAATGTATTAATAATTGCCTGTTCTTCCATATCCGTAACTGTTAGGGTTAGTCATTCCAAGGAATAATCCTCTACCCGCTAATGGGTTATTGTAAATTTGTGCTATTTCTTCTCTATCTGTTGGCGTTAATTCTGCATCTAAAGCTCTTGAGTGAGCGCATAATCTATCCCATTGTGTATAATGCCATTGCATTTCTTGTAAGTCAGCACCACTCTTTTTTCTCTTTCTTAAACACCATTTGTAAAGTATGTATTCAGTAATAGCTTGAACATGATTTTCTCCAACTTTCATAAACCCATTACAATCTAATTCATAACCAATAAATTGAATAGTTATTTGCTTAATACCGTATTTAGCATCAAATATTAGTTTATTGTTTTGAACATGAAATTGAACTTGTCCATAAGTATTGCTATTGTCTCCGCTACCAACATCAATAATTAACATACCTGTAGTGTTTTGAATAATTGGATTTAAGAAAGGTCCATCTGTTCCTAATATGTTTCCAAATACACCACAGCAATTATCCATGTGGTTTCCTACAACAGACGCTTCTATCTTTACCGCATTACAAGGTATTGGAGCAGCAGTACACCCGCAAACATCTAATAAAGCCCATTGACGAGTAAACTGATAGTAGCTACCTATCTCCATTTCAGCTTCCGTAGCCCATTGTGTAAATAAGGGCAAATGGTTATCATGGTCTAAAGCAGCCATATCCATCGCGTTAATTACTGGGTTACTAATTGATACTAATTTATTTATTGCCATTTTATAATCTTGTTATTAATTTACCATTTACTATTCCATCACTTACAGACTTCTTAATGTTTATGTGAGGTTTATAAAATAATTTCACTTTACCATCAACTCTCTCTGTTTCAAAAATAACTTTATAAATATATTTAGAAGTATCAAAGTTTATATTAGCTTCTCTTATCTTTCCACTTACATAAGCCAAACCTTTACTTCTTAAAGACATAGCTCTTTTATGTTTATGTGTAGGAATTGCTTTTACCCATATTTTACTTTCTTTGTCTAGCTTAACTACAGTTCCTACGTTTAAAGGTTTAACTACGCATTCGTCTATCCAATCTTTCCAAATTTTATTTATTTCACTCGTACTTATCTTTACTTTATATTCTTTTTTAAAAATCTTCTTTATATTATCGTCAATGCTTTTTTTATTAAATACTACTTTCATTATTATTATTTCTTAGCATCATCCGCAGAGTCATTTTGCAAATCAGCTATTTGCTTTTCCTCTACCATTAATTCTTTAGTCATAAACTCTAATACTATTAATCTAGCCATGTGAGCAGATACAGGGTAGTTATCATCTTCCGTCATTGGAGCTTCAAAATTAGTGTAATTAACTTCTGCCGTTCCTGTAAAGGTAGTTATCCCTAATACACCTGTAAATGTTTGACCATTAAGATATATGATTCCATTGTAAGTTACTGATGGTCCGTTTACCGTATAAGATACTCCAACTTTAATACTTCCCGATAAAACAGGTAACGTATTTTTAACAGTTAATCCTTCAGTAGTTTCGGGAACACCCATAAATCTTAAAAAATTAACATTTCTATTAACGTATCCGTATTGTCCAAATCTTGAATAATAGCTAAAAAGAGACCTAACATGTTCGTTTGGTATCATTCTCCATCTCTCTAATGGGAAGTAAGTATATTGTTTTGAGCCACAAGCGGATATAACTTTGAGCCCTAAATCTAAATTTCCTTCTCCTAAAGCCGTTAAGTTCATTATAGGAACGGGTAGCTTAAACTTCATTACATCACAAGCACAATGAGTTATATTAGGGTCGTCTGCAAAATTAACAGGATATAATGGCAATGTTCCAAAGTCAACTAACCAATTTTGGTCAATAACACCTGTATAGTTATATTCTTCAATTATCTTAGCGACTCTTATTTGTTCTATCTTAAACCCTATGTAGGTTTCGTCTAGTCTTGAATCGTCAGTTCTTCCGAAGCGAGTAGCTAATATGAAAATGTCATCTATGATTTGTCTTTTGGTAGGCATGGCAAGTTATTATATCTTAACAAATGTAATAAAAAAAGAGGTATATATAAATACAATATTCAATTAATTACATTACAAGTTTGTCATATTTTTTTATAATAAGAAATTATTACAGTATGTTAATAAATCTACCATCGTGTTAATTACTACGAACAATTTAGTATTTTTGTAAACATGGCAGGCAATAAACCAACTTTAAAACAAAAGATAGTTAGGGAGTATGTAAGCAAATTTCCTAACGCTTCTAATTATGTATTATCTAAAAAAATACTAAAAGAAAATTCATTAGAGTTTGATAATGTGGAGAATATCCGCACTATGATTAGATACGTTACTGGTAATTGTGGCAGAAAGGATAATAAAAAATTAAAAGATAAATCATTAGTTCGACCTGCAAGAACATCAACTGATTACTTATTGCCTGAAAGCTATGCTAATGACTATACTCCTTATGAAATTAAGCAAAGTAGAATATTAATAATAAGTGATTTACACTTCCCTTACCAAAACAATAAAGCAATTACTTTGGCGCTTGACTACGGAAAAGATAAAAAAGTTGATTGCATCTTAATAAATGGCGATTTAATTGATTTTGCTACTATTAGTAGGCACGATAAAGATTGGAGGGCTAGAAGTGTAGCTGAAGAATTTGATGCCGTTAGAGTGTTCTTAAATACTTTGCGTTCACATTTCCCTAAAACAAAAATAGTATTTAAGCATGGCAACCATGATGAGAGATGGGAAAAATTCTTATATAATAAAGCTCCTGAGATATTTGATGTAAATGATTTTCAATTAGAAGTATTATTGAAGCTTGGTGAGTTAAAAATAGATACAGTTAAAGATAAGAAGCCTATAAAAATAGGTAAACTAACCGCTTTACACGGCCATGAGCTTGCCGGTGGCGGAGCAGGCGGAGTTAATCCTGCAAGAGCTACTTTCTTAAAAACACTATCAAATGTAATAGTAGGGCATTACCATAAAACATCATCAAATACTGAAACCACTATGAATGGTGATATAATTGCAGTTAATTCAGTAGGATGTTTATGCGACTTAAATCCTTTGTATATGCCCATAAATCGTCACAATTTGGGGTTTGCATATTGTGAATTAGATATAAAGACGGGCGAGTATCATTTAGATAATCTTAAAATAATTAAAGGTAAAATTTACTAGTATGGACGAGTTGAAATGGTTTAAGATAGAAGTAATATATCCTCTAAATAACGCTTTAGGCGGAGATGAAGAAATTAATGAGATAGACTTAATAAGACTTAAATCGGAAGGTCTAGTAGAAGAATATGAGAGTGATATAGCTATATTTAACTTATCTAACAATACTATTAGTCAATTAAATCCAAGATGTTTTATTCCTAAAGGAAAGATAAACAAAAAGTATTATACCGAAATAGTATTTGAGAATGGAGATTTTGTATTTGCTGTTGGTAAGCCTGAGTTTGTTTACGGAAAAGTAAATGAATACCTTTTAACCTTACCTAGCTCAAAGAAAGAATAATCTATTTATTATTCTCTTGTTCGTAATAACTTAATATTATTTTAAGGTCTTTTTTAAGCCTTTCTAATTCTTCTTTTTTGATTTCAGCTTTCTTTAAGCTATCGTTATACTCAACGTAGGTATCTATAATTTTTTGCTTTATTCTCTCTATTTTCTTTTCCATTATTTTAATAGAACTCCCGCTCCTATATTTAAAGATTCAACTACTACTGCTCCTGCCGCAAAGCCATGTTTAAATCCTTTCCAATACTTCTTTTTGCTTTTAGTTAAAGAGTCTATTATGGCGTCTTTTTTTACTATAACATTATCTCTATTATAAAGCATATTGGTTTTATCTTTGTTTATATCAATTAGATTATTATTTAATGTTTTTAAAGTGCTAATCTCTAAGCTATCTACCTCTATTACACTGTCACATATTTGCACAAATTTGTACATGAGAACGGTGTCATGTATATTTATTGTCTTTTTTTTAACATGATAAATGTGTAATATCTTTTCTCTAACTGTATCTAATCCTAATACAACTTTGTTTAAGCTATCTGTTATAACGTCTTTCTTAATAACTTCCTTGCTTAAACTATCATATTTTGAATTTAAGCCATCCATATTATCTACAGGTGTATTTCCCTCACATTTAAGTAAAAGTGCCGCAGCGATAATAAAACCAATAAAAAATAAAGATATTTTACCTAATATGTTATTTCTATCTAATTGATTCATTGATAATCTATTTTTTTAGTTTTAAAGTTGATACATAACCGCCTGCTGCAATAATTGCAGAAAGTATTAATTTAGGCCATTCTTTCTTAATATCAAAAGTGGTCCATTCTATTGTCATCCACGCGGAAGCTATTGCTACTATTAAAGCTAAAGCCGTTGCTCCGTAATCTGCTAATTTTTTCTTTTTCATTTTAAAACTCTTTAAGTAATGTATTTTTTATATTTTATATTTCCAATAATAATTATAAGCCTTATTTCCATTTTTACAAGCACTTGATATATTACCAGAACTTACATTTAATTTTGTAGAAGCTTCTTTAATTGAATTAAATTCTGCTAATACGTTATTATTTAAATCTAATTGTATAATTTTCTTTTTCCAAATCTCCCTAGCATTTGCTGCAATTTCTAAAGTTATATTAGATTTTCTACCGTTTTTATAAGTTTCTTTTTGAGAATTACTTAATTTTAATTTAGATTCTTCTGTTCTAATATATGTTTTTCTACCTTTTAATTTTAAAGATATTTTCTTTTTAAATTCTTCTGTTCTAGTTAAACAAGTATTACCATCACCCCCTATAGTTAAATTCTTTAAATTAAACCCCCAACTTTTATATAAAGATATATAATGTTTTTCCCAAAATTGCCATTCAGTAATTAAAACACGGTCTATTTCTTCTATAATTGGTTTTAATCCTTTATCTTTTAAAAATCTAATCCATTGAATCTTTGGTGTATTTTTAATTAAATTACAGTTTGCAGTATGTGTATAAAGTCTACTGTTTATATTATTAGCTTTTCCAATATACTTAATTTGATTATCTCTAGGGTCTATTAGAGAATAAATATATACTAACTCCATTCCTTAAGCAACGTATATGTAAAATCTTTTAATCCTGATTCTTTACATCTTTTTATTAAGAAGTTGAAATCAGAAGGATTATTAAGAACCTGACAACCCGCCGAC